AATAATGGCCCCGCACCAATCGTAACAGCAGATCTTATTTCAGGCATTGAGGACCAATCATTGTCCAACATTTTTGGGTCTGTGCTTTGGAAAAAGCTCAAGGCAGACTTTGTCCGATCTCCGAAACGTAAGTGGTGGGAAATCGCGATCTGAGATCAACTCCGATCCGGCTCCGTTCCGAGGTCTGACGAACTCCGATTCTTGCGTCCAATAGGAGTGCTCCACAGCAAAGAGGAGCACTTCCAATGCCGACTCCCGACACTTCTCGCCAGCCAGCCCAGACGAACTGGACCGGTGGCGCCAAGACGAAACCCACCCCTTTCAGCCCCGAATGGCGCTGTACGCGTTGTGACAAGCTGCTCGGTGTCTGCCGGGACGGCCGCATGCATCTGCGTTTTGCGCGAGGGCACGAGTATTTCGTGGGCTTTCCGGTTCAGGCCACGTGTCGCGGCTGCGGCACGCTGAACCAGGCGCAATCACCCGCGCGCTGAGGCGCGCATCTCACCAATTTCCTGAAATCGCAGAGACGCACGACGTCCTGACCTGGCCACGACAAGGCGCTGGACGCCTGGCCGCAAGGCAGGCGTCCAATGTCCATCGCGTGGCACGAGATCCGTGATCACCTCATGTTGTCTTCTTCAACTCTCGAATTTCAAAGTAACTTCGAAGCGCTTCGTCGCAACAGCGAACCGCTCGCACATTTCGCTGATCCGGCCTCATTGCTGGACACGCTGCACGTCAGTGGCCGCGGCCCAGCTGAGAAAAACCGGCTGCTGGTTGCACTGGTCAGGGTCGCGCAGTCAGGCGACGCAACATCCGATTGTGCCCTGACGTTGATGCTGCTGGCGCTCTGGCCGGGGCTGGATGCCGTTCGGCGCAGATCGATCTGGCGCAAGGTCGGCACCGGCGATGAGGTTGCATCAGAAATCCTTGCACGAGCTTCCGAGGCCATTCGTGGTCTGGATCCGCAGCGGGTCAATTGGATCGCGGCAACCATCCTGCGGAACATCGAGCGGGACCTGATCAGAACGCGCCAACGCGAGGACAGGCGCCAGAGCCTCCGCAGTGAGGCCGATCCCGACGAAATCCCGGCCGACGGTGAAGTGCTGTCGGCTGACGCCATTCCCGAACTGCTCCACCGCGATCTGGTCCGCATCATCGGCACGGAAGCGGATCTGGTGATCCGTGTGGCCATCGACGGTTTCTCCCAGGCCGAGGTCGCGTCCGAGATGGGGCTGTCCGAGGCGGCGACGCGCAAACGCTATCAGCGGGCGACTCGGCGTCTGCGCGACGTCCTGCAAGAATTTCGCTGACCGGATGTCCCGATCCCTGCGGCGCGGTGGCTTTTCCCATTCAGACGCCACCGCGCGCCCCACTCAAACCGAAAGTCGACCAGCATGATCCGCAAAGCCGACCTCTTGTCCGCAGACCTCAAGCGCATCCCCGGCCTCTACCGCCGCTGGGAGTTGCCGGAAATCCTGCAGAACCAGCGTGCCTACCGCATCGAAAATGCCGGTGCCCATCAGGACGGGACGCCACTCGTGGCGGTCTACGCCGATGCGGGCCAGCCGGACGACCTGCACAACGCCTCAATCAAGGACGCCGAAGCGGCCTCGGTTCCCGGTGGGACGATGTCGCGGCGGCCTGAGTAAAGGGGAAAGGAGGAGACATGTTCATGGAAACCACACCCTTTATCACGGTTCGCGCCAGCCGACCGCTGTCCGAGCTCGCGTTCTGCGCCTGGGTGGCGCAAGCCGTTCCCGGCGACCGGCTGGAATACCATCGCGGCTTTCTGGTGCTCGACGTCTTCCCGATGTTCTCAAAACTGTCGGATGCGGCGCGGGCCGAATTGAGCAGGCTTGGATCGCGGGCCTTCTGGGCCGCTGAACTTGGTCTCGTGCATCTCGTGCAGGAGCGCGTGGGCCCGGATCAGTTCGCCTACATCGCCGTCGCCCGGCCCAAGCCGAAGGCCGCTGCCGTCTCGCTGTCCGAGCTGCTGCTCGCCGAACAGGGGCAGCCCGGCCACGCCACCGGTTCGAGTGGCAGGGCTGCCGCGTGATGCCTGCATTCCAATCCTTTTTCACCGATCACGGAGACCATTTCATGCCATTCCCCGAGAACACCCCAACGCCGGACGATCTACCGTCCCTCAGCGCAGCCGAAATCGCGGCGCTGCCGGTCGAGTTGCTGGCGATCCTGCAGCGCGAGATCGACGAGCGTCTGAAGCGCGACAGGGCCGCCAAGACTCGCTTCGATGCTGGACTGGCCGTTCGCTACTCCACTCGCGCCACCGAGGAACGCCAAGCCGCAGACAAAGACACCGGCACCGCCCGGTTCGACGACGGCGATTTCACCGTGGTCGCTGATCTGCCGAAACGGGTGGATTGGGATCAGGATCGGCTGGCCGATATGGTCGCGCGGATCCGCGATGCCGGGGACGATCCCTCCGAATATGTCGATCTCGCTTACAAGGTGCCAGAGCGCAAATACGCGGCTTGGCCCGAGGCGATCCGCGCCGGTTTCGAGCCCGCACGCACGGTGCGGCCCGGCACGCTGAAGGTCGAGATCCTAGCGCAGGGGGCCGACCAGTGAGCCTCCCCATCATCAGCGCCGATCAACGACTGTCCGAGCCGCGCGGCATCAAGGGCTGCATCTTCGGCAAGAGCGGAATTGGGAAAACCTCCCTTCTGTGGACGCTCGACCCCGACCGCACGTTGTTCATGGATCTCGAAGCGGGCGATCTGGCCATCGAGGGCTGGGCAGGTGACAGCATCCGGCCGCGCACATGGACGGAATGCCGGGATTTCGCGGTGTTCATCGGCGGACCCAACCCGGCGCTTCGCGACGAGCAACCCTATAGTCCGGCGCATTATGCCGCCGTGTGCGAGCGCTTCGGCGATCCCGCAATACTCGATCGCTACGACACCGTTTTCGTCGACTCTATCACTGTCGCCGGGCGGCTGTGCTTCGGCTGGTGCAAGGGCCAGCCCGAGGCGCTGTCGGAGAAGACCGGCAAGCCGGATGTCCGTGGCGCTTACGGTTTGCACGGCCGCGAGATGATCGGCTGGCTCACTCACCTGCAGCACACGCGGGCCAAGAACGTCTGGTTTGTCGGAATTCTCGACGAGAAGCTCGACGACTTCAATCGCAAGATGTTCCAGCCGCAAATCGACGGCTCCAAGACCGGACTCGAGCTGCCGGGGATCGTCGATGAGGTGATCACCATGGCTGAGCTGACGTCCAACGGCGGTGATCTGTACCGGGCCTTTGTCTGCCAGACGATCAATCCGTGGGGTTTTCCGGCCAAGGATCGCTCGGGCCGTCTGGACCGGGTCGAAGAGCCTCATCTCGGCCGCTTGATGGCGAAGATCCGGACAGCTGCGACGCCTCCATCAGAACGGCTGACCTACGCCCCGCCGCCCGCCGATCCGGCGGCCGACAACCAATCCCAACCGCAATCCTGAACATAGAAGGAGGTTCCCCATGGGTTCCTGGAACGATTTCAACGACGCGCAAAGCAACACCAACCTCATCCCCAAGGGCACGCTGGCCAAGGTACGCCTGACGATCCGCCCCGGCGGCTTCGACGATGCCTCGCAGGGCTGGACCGGCGGCTATGCGACGCGCGGCTCCACTGGCGCGGTGTACCTGAACGGCGAGTTCACCGTGACTGAGGGCCAATATGCCCGGCGCAAGATCTTCACGCTGATTGGCCTCTACAGCCCCAAGGGGCCCGACTGGACCAACATGGGCCGCAGCCTGGTGCGCGGCATGCTGAACTCGGCGCGCGGGATTTCCGACAAGGACATGTCGCCCGAGGCGCAAGCCGCGCGGCGCATCAGCGGTTTCGCCAATCTCGACGGCATCGAGTTCGTCGCCCGCATCGACATCGGCACCGATGCCGGCGGCGACGACAAGAACGAGATCCGCAGCGCGGTCACGCCGGATCACCGTGACTATGCGCAGATCATGGGCACGGCGCCTCTTCAGTTCAGCGGAAGTGCCCCGCAGCAGGATAGCGCCGCCACGCCTTCGTCCAATCCGCCAGCAGCCAACCCCGGTGCTCCCGGGCGGCCGAGCTGGGCTCAGTAAGGGGGTTCGGTCATGCGCCTGCGTCCCCGCCAGAAAACCTTTGTCGAGCGCAGTGTGGCTGCGCTTGGCCAAAGCGGCAACACGCTCGGCGTGGCACCCACCGGCGCGGGCAAGACGATCATGCTCTCGGCGGTCACCGGCGAGATGATTGGTGATGGCGCCAAGGCCTGTGTGTTGGCGCATCGCGACGAGCTCACGGCGCAGAACCGCGCCAAGTTCCAGCGTGTGGTGCCGGAGGCATCCACCTCGGTGATCGACGCCACCGAGAAATCCTGGGGCGGCGATGTCACCTTCGCCATGGTGCCCACATTGGCGCGGGCGCCGAACCTCGCCGACATGCCACGCCTCGATCTGCTCGTGATCGACGAGGCGCATCACGCGGTGGCGGACAGCTACCGCCGCATCATCGACCGGGTGCGCGATGCCAATCCCGACGCGAGGGTGTTCGGGGTGACGGCAACGCCGACCCGCGGCGACCGCAAGGGACTGCGCGAGGTCTTCGACAATGTCGCCGACCAAGTGCGTCTGGGTGAGTTGATTGCCTCGGGCCACCTGGTGCCGCCGCGCACCTTTGTCATCGATGTTGGCGTGCAGGAGGAATTGAAATCGGTCCGAAAGACCAGTGCGGATTTCGACATGACCGAGGTGGCCGACATCATGGATCGCGCGCCAGTCACCGACGAGGTGATCCGCCACTGGCGTGAGAAGGCGGGCGACCGGCAGACCGTCGTGTTCTGCTCCACCGTCGCCCACGCGGAACATGTGACCGAGGCGTTTCGCGCGGCGGGGATCACGGCTGCGCTGATCCACGGCGATCTGCCGGCCGAGACCCGCAAGGCCATACTCGCCGACTACGCGGCAGGCGTCATCCGCGTCATCATGAACGTCGCTGTGCTGACGGAGGGCTGGGATCACCCTCCCACCTCTTGCGTCGTGCTCCT